ATGTATGCCAACTTTCTGCTCGGCAACCTACGCGTCACTGAGGCGGCGAAGATCAAGCTCAAGCGCTTGCCGCTGGACCTGATCGCACGACACGCCATCAATGACCACGGCAACATCACGCCGCGCGAAGCCAAGCGCAACGAGGTGGCAATGAAGCGCACCGGCACCATCCTGTCGCGCTACCTCATCGACCCTACCGACCCTTCACAGGGCTCGGTCGTGGTCATCACCCACGAGACCTGGGACGACACAGTCGTCCAGCTCGAAGACGAACCAGAGGACGACCAATGACCACTTTCTTCGCCATCGCCCGCCTGCTGCGCGCAGCCTACAAAGCACTCCGCGCTGCCGTCGGCATCCTGCTCGTCGCGCACGGCACGTACCAGTGGGCCAAGAAGAAACGCGCGGCCGCCAGGGCTGCATGACTCTTTTCTATCCCTTGTATTCTTATACTTATATTTACTTTCTTTCGAGAAAATAAAATATTTATATAAGTAGTAGATAGAAGAAATAACCTATACAGAGTTTACGGAACAGACCGTAATGAAAGAAGAGCGCCGAGGCGCTCTTTTCTTTTTGACTCAGGTTTTATGGGGCGCGGGGTTCAGCGCAACGCCGCCGCGTACAGCCCGTGCGCGGGCAGCGCCTTGATCGTCGTCTCGCTCAGCGGGTCGCGCATCGCGTCGATCATCTGCTCTACGCCCGGCCCTGCCAGCGAGAACATGTCCTCGCCCGCGTCCACGCCGATCTGTCCGGCCCCCAGCAGCCCCGCACGCTGCACGCCGTGCATCATCCAGTCGCCCGCGTCGTAGCCCTTCATGTACGCAGGCAACTCGCCGCCGCCCTGGATCAGCCCCTTGGTGATGTCCGCTGCGATCATGGTCGGGATGTACCAGACGAACGCGCCCATGGGGGCGAGATTGCCGTGGTTCATTTCCTTCACTGCGCGCTTGAGGATGGTCTGGTGGAAGCTGTAGCTGAACTGCTTGAGGTGGAAGAACATGCTGTAGTGCGGGTCGCTGCCCCACGCTGGGCGCTGCGCTGCGTTGGGCGTCAGGATGGCGCCTTCGACCCAGCGGTTGATCGCGTAGTGAACCGCGTCGATCTCGCGCTCGGCCTGGGACTTGCCCATGCCCTTCTGCTGCATCAGTACGCTCTTGTCGGTGATGAGCTTGCCTTCGGTGTCCAGCGGGATGTTCTTCGGGTCCAGCCCCAGCTCTTCCAGCCAGCGCGTGCTGTGGACCTTGTCTGCACCGCCAGCATGGCGCTCGATGAAAGCCACCGCGCTCTTCACCCCGGCCACGCGCATGCCGCGGTTCCAGGCTTCCATGCCGTTGAGCTTGAACATCGTGTCGTTGATGGTCTTGGCGCCGCGCTCCATGTACACCGACGAATACTCGTCGCTCACGTGGTGGGCGAACAGCGCCGCGTCCACCGCCCCGACGTGCTCGGCCAGCTTCTCCCACTGGTCGGCTTGGCGCTCCTTGGGCTCCTCGCGGAACATGTCGCCCCAGTTGCTCGTGACCTCCTTCATGCCGCGCAGGAATGCGTCGTAGGCCTCCTTCATCGTCGCGCCCCGGGCCACCATGCCCAGAGGGTCGACGAACGAGGCGAACAGGCTCAGGGGCAGCAGGCGCACGTTCTGGTAGACCGTCATCCAGCTGTTGAGTTTGCGCACCGTGGGCGACACATCCTTGCCCAGCGTGCCCTCCATTGCGCCCACGGCCTCGGCCACGTCGCGGTACTGGCGGGACACCCACTTGGCGCGGGCGGCGTCGTCCTTGAACTCCTTGCGCTGCAGCTTGGCCATCGACAGCTCGGTCAGCTCGCCCTGGATTTCCATCAGCTTGGCCTCCAGGGCTTCGCCGTCAGCGCCGAAGCGGTCGGTGTATTCCGCCGCCCGCACGCCCTGATGGAAGTAGCGGCTCAGCGTGGCCACGAGGTTCTTCTCGAGGAACGGCTGGACGTGCTCACCGGACAGCCACGCCAAAGTGCGATTTTCTTTGCTGGCGAAGAACGGGGCCAGCACGCCGTCTTGGCGCTGGGCGTCGAGCTTGTCGTTCACGCCTTCGCGGTCCACCAGCGCGCGCCAGATGCGCTCTGCCACTTGCTCCTTGGAAAGCTTGCCCTTGCTGCCCTGGGCACCCTGCTCGAGCACGGCGTCGTAGTGGGTGGCGAGCATCTGCACAAACTGGTCTTTTTTCTCGTGCAGCAGGTGGGTGTTCCACACGCGGGGGAAGTATTTGTCCCCGGCGTGGCCCAGCTCCAGCCCGCGCTCGTCGCTCATGTATTTGTAGAAGCGCTGCAGCAGGCCACGGATCTTGCCTACAGCCTCGCGGTGCGGAGCGTACGGGATGTCCGCCAGCTCGGCCTCGTCCTGCAGCAGCTTGGCTACCTCGGTCAGGTCGCGGTCGCTCAGCCCCCGGATGGCCTGGGCGAAGGTGTTGTTGTAGCGGGCGGCCACACGGCGGCGGGCGTTCAGGTAGCCCTCAGCCTCTTTGCCTGCGTCCTCGTCGCCTGGGTTCGTGAAGAACTCCTTGGCCAGGGCCTGAGCGGCCTTGCTCTCACTGGTCGCCAGCACGGTCTCAGATGGCATGGTTTTTGCCGCCAGCCACTGGGTCAGGCCATCCATGCTGCGCCGGGCCTTCAAAACACCTGTACCTTCATCCAGTACCCGGGCAATGACCTTGCCGGCGGCGCTCGGCTCGGCCAGCTGACCCCCGTGGAAGGCCTCAAACAGGGCTACAGCGCGCTCGGAGTCCTTGACCAAGCCCAGCACACGCCGGAAGAACTTGCGCACCTTCTGGAGCAGCGTGCGGGGCTTGCCCATGGGCAGGTCCAGCTTGCCGGCGGCCCAGAACTGATAGATGTAGGCCAGCCGCTCCTCGCCGCTCTTGAGCTGGTCGATCGCCGCAGGGTGCCCGGCCAGCAGCGCAGCCACGCGGGCCAGGATCTTGTCGTTCTCGGCCAGGCTGCGCAGGACGTCCAGCGCGCGGGGGTCATTCTTCACGAACTTGCTGAAAAACCCGTGCAGCGCCTCGTGGTAGGCCGTGTGCAGGACGCCTGGGGCAGCGGTGGTGCTGATCTGGATCGCCTGCTCGGTGTCGAGCCACTCGCCCGCATAGCCGGTGATGTCCTTGAACTCGACCTTGATCTGCGGCCCCAGCACCTTGCGGATGTAGGCTACGGCCTCATCCATCTCGGCCTGGGTGGCGACGCGGGCGTTGCCGCCCTGGCGGTTGAAGTGAACGTAGTTCGTGGTGATCTTGCTGTCGTCGTAGATCACGTAGTTCGGCGTCTTGCCGTCGCGCCCGTTGGATGCGGCGTACTCATGGCCCAGGATGCCCAGGCTCTGGAGGTAGTCGGACGCAGCGGCTTGGGAGCCGAGTTCGTCGGTGAGCTGCCCGTAAAGCTCACGCCCTGTTGGTGAGGCCACTAGTGTCAGCCCCTGCCCCGCCAGCGCTTGTCGCGCACCGTTTTTTGCCTCTGCCTCCGTCACAAAGTACCCGACCACCTTGCCGTCGTGGCGCACCAGAAATCGGTCTCCCTCCCCACGGAGATACGCCGGGTCGATCCGCACAGAGGACCCATCGGATACACCGGCTATGAGCGCGGCCATGTCATCATTGCCCCACGGGTCGTTTGGAACCACACCCTCCAGTCGCTTCTGCACGTAGCTGCTCTGCCCCGACAGCGGCTTGTCCCAGTTCAGCAGCTGCGCCTTCATGGCGTTGACGGAGACGTGATAGGTGGGGGCCTTCGGGCTGAGCGATTCTTCTCGCGCAGCCATCAACTTACTCAGCTCATGCGCTCGCTGCACGAGCGCCTGCTTGTCGGGCCCTACCGCGCCGCGGACCCGTCCCTTGATGTCATTGAACTCTGCGTTCATGTCACGGAGCTGCGGGTCGTTGAGGTACGCCTCACCACGCACTTTCTCCGTCATCATCTTCTTGTAGAAGTTGTGGACTTTGTCGCCGGTCGACAGGTATGTGCCCGCGCCGAACGCAGCGTTGCCCTCACCCTTGCCGGTGTGCTCGCGCCAGTTGAACTTGCCCTCGTGGCGGATGGGCGAGTCGTGCGTGGCAGCGAACCCGCCGCGCTCGAGGTCGTTGTGGATCTCGGACGACATGGCGCTCAGCTTGCGCGCGCCGGTGTCAGACCAGTCAGCCGCCCCACTGGGCTTCGGTTGGGATTTTGGGGCTCCGGCTGCCGCCACCTCCGGGGCAGCCGGAGAGGCCTTCTGCAGCAGCTTCGCGTAGTTGGCCAGGTTCACCTTGTCGACCGAGGCGGCGGGGGCCATGGCCTTGGTGAGCGCAACTTTCTGGTTCTCCTTCAGCTTGTCGGCCAGCAGGATGATCTTGGCAGCCTCACCGCGCAATGCGGTCAGCTTCTTAGCTTCTGCTGGGCCCAGGTCGAGCTTGCTGATGGTGTCAGCGTTCAGCGCGTAGGCCAGCGGCATCACGTAGTGCTGGCCGCCCACCGCGGAGGTCTCGCGGGCTTTCTTGTCGGCGATGAACTCGGGGCGCTGGGCGCTGCGCAGGCGGGACTCGATCATCGCCACACCGGCCGCGAAGTCCTTGTTCAGCGTACGGGCGATTTCAGCCCCGCGCTCGGGGGCCTTGGCCATGGCCGACATCTTGTTCTCGGGGCCGACGGCCACGTCGGCGGCTTTCTTGGTGGTGCGGAACTGCTGATCGGCGAACTCGTCGGGCACCGCGCCGGCCTTCTGCCTGGGGAAGAAGTCCAGCGGCGCGGCGTCATCGCCGTCAGTCTTGGCTTCCTCCGAGCGCGCGTCGCCGAACTGCTCGCCGCTCTTCTTCAGGCCCAAACCCTTGAGAAATTCGCGGCGCTCCTTAGCGGTGTTCAGGGCAGCGAACTGCCCCTCTTCCTCGGCAGTCATCGTCTGCCCCTGCGCGCGGCTGGCGGCGGGTTCAGGCTCCAGGCCTTCCAGCGGGTCCGCCACGAAGAACTCTTCGTTGCGTGCCTGGTCCTGGGCCACGTCTTCCTCGTTCGGCCCGAGCGGGTCTTCCACGCGGCCGCGTGCCTCGGCGCGCTGTGCCTTGCCCTTCATCATGGCGCCGTAGGTCGAGGTGACCAGGCGCAGGCTCGGGGGGATGCTCTTGGCGAACGACTCGTACTCGCCCTTGGCGTTGATGCGGGTGGGCATCTTCTCGACCACCGCCCCGCTGGTCGTCACCGCCGTGATGCCTTCCAGCAGGTCGTCCAGGTAAGCCTGGTTCTTGGCGCGGTTGGAGTTATCTTCCTTGGCGTCGGCCTTGGTCTCGTTGCGTGCGCGCTGAGCCCGCACCCAGTTCACCAGGGTGTCGGCGCGGACGTGCAGCCCGCGGTCCTTGTTCTTCAGCAGGTCCGATTGGAACGTGATGAGATTGGCCTCGTCGAGGACGGAGAACTGTTGGTCGCCCTGCCCCCGCGCGAACGCCACGGCCTTGGCTCCGTCGCGGCCCATGCTCAGCAACTCGGTCAGTTCGATGCGGTCGGGCACGGCGTCACTGAGCTGCTCGGCCACAGCGACGTAGCGTTCCTTGAAGTACGCCTCGGCGGCCTCGGCAATCTGTTTGCGATCTCCGGCAGACAGACGATATGCGGTCTTGCCTTCGCCCTCCTGGTCCATCGCGTCCAACACCGCGCGGTTGGCCTTGTTGGCCATGGCCGCCAGCGCCTTGCGCTCGGCATCAGACAGCCCCTCGTTGCCAGCGTCCTGGCGCAGGTAGTCGCGGTAGACCGACAGGATCTTGGCGGGCTGGAAGTTCAGGCCCTGCATGACCTCGAGCGCAGACTGCGCGCTCACGCGGTGGCCGGTCTTCTCGGTGGCGGCCTCCATGTCGGCGAGCTTCTTCTCGAGGGCGTTGCCGCCAGCGAACAGGGTGTCCGTCAGCTTGAACAGTCCAGGGCGTTTCACCGGCGCGCCGGCCAGCGGCTCCAGCCCTTCGGCCTTGCGCTGCAGGTTCTCGTCCTTGAAGGCCAGCGCCTCGGACGGAGACATTTTGCTGACGGGTGAGAACGGGTCACGGCGGTCGGTGCTGCCGCGCAGCGACTGGCCCGCGGTTTTGGCGAAGCCGTACACCTTGGGCCCGGAGCCCTTCTCGACTTTCTTCTCGCCGTCTTCACGCTCGCGCGCGTCGTAGTCAGCGCCTGCCCCGTACACCGTCGTCGGCGCAGGCAGCTCGTCGCCCACCAGCGCCAGCATCTGACCCACAGCCTCGGGGCCGAACTTCTGCTCCAGGGCTTTGCGCAGCTGGGGCGACTCGTGGCCGTTGGCCAGGCCCTCGATGGTGTCGAGCAGCCAGTGGCGGTTCAGCTTGCCGCCAGCGGCTTCGCTGCGCATGACCTCCTGCATGTCGGCAGCGGGCAGCATCGCCACCAGCTGGTTGGCCGTGGCGTTACGGACTTGCTCGGCCTGCTGCCGCCCAGAGAAGCTGCGCCCGTTGGCGATCTCGTTGCTCAGCTGCTCGAACATCTTGGCGGCCTTCGGGTCGGCCAGGGCCTGCAGTTGGCCCACCACGCCCTCGGCGCGTGCCCCCAGGGCAGTACGCAAGGTGTTGGCGATGCGGCCCACGGTCAGCGCGGCACCTGGGCCTTGTGGCCCGCCTTTGCTGGACAGGTGCGCGAGGTCGTAGCCAACGTCGCGCAACAGCCCAGTGACCTTGTTCATGCGCTGGGCGTCGAAGCCGCGAGCAGCCAACGCAGCCTGGGTCTCCGTCGCCAGCATCTCACCGAAAACCTCGCCCCGGCGCTTGACCTGGGATGCAGCCGGGCTGTTCTTGGCCCCCTGCACCACGCGCTCGGTGGCGGCGCGGCCGGTGCGTTCGAGCCAGGCCTCGTAGCCTTGGGCGGCGTAATCCCCACCCTGCGCATTCTTCTTGCGTGCTTCGGCGGACGCGCCGTCGAACACGGCCTTGCCGAACTTCATCGCGCCCTTGCCCACGGCGACGGCGCCCTTGCCCAGCGCGCTTGCGCCCTTCGAGGCCATCTCGCCCATGGCCGCAGCGGCGCGTTCGCCCCGGCTGGCCAGCTGCTCGATCTCGTTGGTCTCGAGGATGTGCTTCGACGCTTCCTGCGCCACTACCTCCTGTGCGACCGGGTCCTGCTCGTTCGCCAGGCGGTCAAAGAGCTCGGCAGCCCTCGGGTCGTTCTCGGCCATCTGGTCGAGCCGCTGCGCGATGAAGTTCATCCGCTTGCCCGTGTTCTCTGCGTTCCACGCGTCGTACTTCACAGGGTCTGCGGCCACGTCCTCAGGCGGCACCCCTTCGAGAATGTCGCGCTCTTCGGCCGAGACCTTGTAGCGCTGCACCAGATCGTCGGCGCCTTCGCGCACGGTGTCGGCCAGCTTGGTCAGGCTGATCTGGCCGTCGTCGCCGCGCGCGAGGTCGATCAGGTCACCAGCCTTCCGCTTGCCTGCGGCCACGACCTTGTCCACACCGCCCTGCAGCGCACTGCCTTCGTATTTCTCCTTGGCCAGGTCGACCAGCTCGCCGGTCTTGGTACCGACCATGTCTGCAGCCTGCCCCACGCGGCGGTAGCCTGCGTCGGCGTAGGCACCAGCGGCGATGAGCGGGCCGCCGCCTGCTGCGCCTCCGGCGGCTTCGTTCAGGCGGTCAGAGTTGTCACTGCCCGTGCCACGGTTCGGGTTGAGCTGGCCGAGCGCGTAGCGTCCGACTTCGCCCTGCCCCAGCTCCGTCGCACCTTCGCCGAGCATACCGAGCCCGGTCTTCGCCGCAGGGCCCATGCCTGCGCCCGCAGCCTTCATGCCGGCGCGCAACGCGCCGCCCGTGAGCTGGTGGCCGATGACGCCTGGGAGGACCGTATCCGCCAAGCCCGCCACACCGCCGACGACGTTCGCGGTCCGGTACAGGTCCTGCGGCGATGTGCGCGCCATGAGCTCCTGGTCCTGCATGGCGTCGTTGGCGAACTCGCCGGCCATCTGGCGCTGGTTGATGCCGAGCGCCGCCGCTGGTGCGCCGACGGTGCCGATGGCACGCCCCACCTTGCCTGCTGTGCCCGGCAGCATGCCGGCCACGCGGCCGATGCCGCCCAGCGCAGTGGCTGCGGCGACAGGCTCGGCCATCGAGGCCACGCCCTGCCCCACCTGGCCACCGAGCCAGTTCAGGCCGGTGCCGATACTGTCGATGTCTTCGACCCGCTGGACTTCTGGGGCCACCCGGGCCTGGGCTTGACCCAGGGCGTCGTTCTGCATGCGCAGGGTCTCGGCGCGCTGGATGTCGCCCGCAGCACGAGCGGCAAGTTCGTCGATACCCAGCGCATTGCGCTCGGAGCCGATGCGGCCGGCCTCCCAGCCGCCGCGCAGAGAGTTGGGTCGGGCGGCTTCGGCCTCAGCGGCCTGCCATTCGGCGGATGGGGCGTTATCGAGCCCGAACAGAGGGTCGCGGAGGGTTGCCATGTCGGAGCCTTATTTCTGTGGGCGTGCGCCGTTTTCTTGCAGGATGCGCAGCTGGGCTTCCGTGAGGGACCCCTGCGGCAGGTAGCGCTCTTGTCCGCCGCGCAGCGTGATGCGTTTGTCGCCCTTGCTGACGCCGGGGGTCGTCATCCCATCCCACCAGCCCACGTCGCCCACAACCGCACCGTTCATGTCCGGCAGTTGGCTGTAGGCTGGCGTCTGGTCGTCAATACCGAGTCTCTGGCCGATACCGTTGTTGCGCAGCGAGTTCATGCCCTGCACCATGCGGGTAGCTTCCACCACCTTGGTGCGGTTGGCCGCGCGCTGCTCAGCGCTCATGTTCTCCCAGCCGGGCACGATCTGGCTGGCAAGCTGGTGGGCCAGGGCCTCGCCGTTCTCGTCACGTTCGGGGCCGTTCTTCCCGTCACGGGTGAACATGTTCTCGAACGTGCTCCGCGCGTCCTTCACGTTGTTCTGGGTGCGCGTCTGGTCGGCCCCCGCCATGTCCTGGAACGACTTGGCTGCGTCAGTCAGCCCGGCGCCGGCCAGGGCCCGGGCCGTAGCGACAGGGTCGCCACCGCTGCGGCGGAACACTTCCCCCACCAACTGCTGCTGGCGCAGGCCGCGCTCCATCTCCATGCGCTTGGCGCCGAGCTGAGCGTCGGAGCTGTACATCTGGCCGCGCAGGGAGTTGTCGGAGCCGTAGCGCGACGCGTCGGCGGCGGTCTTGCTGCCGAACATGGACGCCTGGGCGTTGGTGCGGGAGACGGAGCCGGGGTCAGAGCCGGTTCGCGCGGCGGTGTCCATGGCCTGGGCGTTCTGGTATGCGCTCACGTCTGCGGCGGCTTTCGCCTTGTTGCCCCACTGCGACTGGCTGTCGTAGATGCTGCTGGCCGACGTGCGCAGGTTCTCAAGGTTTTTGCGCGACGCCCAGTCGTTGCCCGAGTGCAGGGTCTGCGGCATCGCCGGGACGCCAGAGCCACCGGCGAGTTGGCCGCTGAGCGCTGCGCCCTGGCTGCGCAGAGAGTCGGTTGCAGCGAGGTTATTCGCAGCAGCCATGTTCTGGGCGTTCGGGCCGCTACCCAGGCCCAGGCCGGCGCCGGGGGCGAAGCCGTTGACCGTGATGTCACCGCGCACATTCGTACCGCTGTATTCGTTGCCGTTGCGGGTGACGTTGCCGGGGTTAGCGTCGCTGCCGAACACGACTGTGTCCCCCACGGGCGAGCGCGCCGATTCGGGCGGACCGGCGAAGGCGTCTTCAGGGCGGGTGCGCGGGGTCGTGGCTGAGGCGGTGGTGGCTGCGCCTGGGGCTGTCTTGCGCAGGGTCGTCGGGGCGGCAGCGTCCAGCTGCATTTTGGCGTCGTCGTTCACGCCCCCCAACCCCGTATTCAGCGCGATCTGGTTGGCCCAGCCGCCGATGGTGTCTTTCGCGCCCTCGCTGAGGTTGTCGTAGATGGCGCCGCCGGCCGTCCTGGCTGTGTCCCAGGCGCCGCGCAGGCCGAGGTAGGCCCCCGCGACAGGTGCAGCGGGGGTGAACAGCGCCGCGCCGGCCACGGCGTCGGCGGCACCGACGCCTGCCTTCCAGGCGTCTCCTTCCTGGATGCCGTCGTAGGCGTTCTTCGCACCCATGACGCCCTGGACGGCGCCGCCAGCTTTACCCAGCCAGCCGGGCGCCCCAGGCGCCGTCATCCGCCCTGACTTGTGGGGGCTGTCGGCAGGGCCGCTGGCGAACTTCTTCCAGTCGTCGGCTGCGCCGAACCATTTCGAGGCGGTGCTGGGGGTATTGGCGGGAGGCGCGGTGCCTGTCGGGGCTGCGCTCGGGTTGCCCTGAAAGTAGCCCCGGGTGTCTTTGAGGGCCTGGGCCTTCGTTGCCCGCCCTTCGGGCGAGGCGTCGTACGCCGCAGCAGCGTCGGGGGGCAGCGGGGCAGTGGGGCGGGCGGACGGCCCCTCGGGCGCAGCCTGGGCAGCAGCGGACTGCACCGGGTCGATACGTTGTCGGGCGGCGTCCAGCAGGCTCTGGTTGGCCTGACTGCCCTGGAGGGGGTTAGGGTTGCCGCGCCAGAAGTCAGGGTCGGCGGAACCGCCGAACCCCTCGACGGCACGGAGGGTTACTTGAGCATTTCGTACACCTTGAGTATCGCCCCCACGGCTATGAAGAACGTGATTACTCTGCCCGTCCAGCCGCTGAAAATCCCGCCCTCCGGCATGTGCAGCCGGAAGCTCTTCATTTCGGGTTTCTTGTCCATATTCACCTCCACGTAGCCCACCATGGTAGCGCAACGCCTTCGCGTCCGCTTCTTCCACGGTCTTGCCACGCGCCGCCAGGGTCTCGGCGCGCAACCCCGACAGCTGCTCGCGCAGTCCGGGGTTGTCGTCGATCATGTCGTTGGAGACGACGAACTCGCCCGGCTCGTACTTGGCAGGGATCTTGTCGCCCCGGCCCGTGCCCGGCACATGACCGCCGTCCTGAAAGCGGATGCCCGCAGGGTTGTCGGGCGTGGCGTTGGGTGGTGGCGGAGGTGGGGGCGGCGCAGGCGCAGGGGCCGGGGCCGGGGGAGGGGCGTCTGCCTCGCGCAGGCGCTTGGCCGTTGCGCCCGGCCGCATGACGCTCTGCGCCCAACGGGTGATAAAGCTGCCGCCGTCAGCGAGTCGGAGAGAGGGTTGTGGGCGCTGGGCCATAGGTGTTCCTTTGTTGGAACACCTTCATGGCCGCGAGGCTCCGGTGAGATGCGGGGATTTTACCGCGTTAAGTGCGGGGCGACCTGTATGTACACCAGCACGCCGAGACCAACTACTCCAGCCAGGATCTTGAGGACGAGCCACCAGCGTGGCGTACCCTCGTCCGTGCCGCCCAGCCACTCTCCGGCCTTCTCCACCGGGTCGTTGAACTTCTTCATGTCCGTTCTCCTTGAGGCCCCCAGTCTACCCTATCGACGTTAGTGGCGAGACCGTGCCAGCCACTTCGCCGCCGTAGCTATAGCCCACACTCATGGACGCGCTGCCACTGATACCTGCATTGGCGTGCATCATTCCGTAGGCGCTGGAAGTGAGTTGCGCATAGACCTGCGTGCCTGCCTTTCGTACCGTCACTCCCAAGACGACCCGGCGGAGATCGAAGCGCTGGTGTTGACGATGTTGTAAGCGCTGGCAACCTGCTGGGCAAAGATCTGTGCGCCGGTCTTTGCCGCATCCAGTCGCGCACTGCTAGCATTCAGCGCGGCATCCATGTTGAGCTTTGCTGTCTGGATGCCGATGCTCTGCGCGCCCTCGTATTGCTTCACGTTGGATTCCCATACCCTGGCAGCCAGTTCAGCATGACTCGATGCAGCCATCGAGGCAATCTTGTAGCCATCCACCATCGCCGACGACTGGCGCGACAATGCCTCGATCCTGGCGGTCTCTGCGGAAACGCGAGCCCGGTACCCATCCCATTGGTTGGTATTGTGCTGACTCATCGCGGAGAACCGCGCGATGCCGACACGCGCCTTTTCGGCCTGGGCGCCAGCCTTTGCGCTGTACGCTTGTGTGAGCGCTTTGTAGCCTTCGACCTTTGACACCTCTGCGCTGATGGTGGCCTTGTACGCTTCAACCTTGGAAACCTCCGCATTGACGGTCGCCACAAAGGCGCGGATCTGCTCGCTGGCTGCCTGCAGCCTGCTTTGCTCAAGTTGCACCAGCGTGTTCGCCGCGCCGATCTGCGCCTTGTAGATTTCAACGTGCGCCATGGCGCCTTCGATTTGGGCCTTGTACTGCTGCACGGCGGAGTTGTTGATCTCAGCCTTGGTCTGCTCGCCTCGGAGCTGTGCCTTGTATATCTCGACCTTGGTCATCTCGGAGTCGATGACGGTCTTATAGGACGCTGCATATGCCTGGTACGACGCCAGCAAAGAACGGTGGTACTCCACCCCCGCGTTATAGACCTGCACAGCGTTCTCTGCGACGGCCTTCGCCGACTCAAACGCCAGCTGCTCGATTTTCATGGCGTGGTCCATCAGCTGCGCCTCCAACTGGATTCCGGCGGCGATGGTCTGCTTCAGATTCTCCTGTTCCAGATCGGCCTGCTTGATGGCGATGTCGCGCGACAGGCCGGACAGCTTGTCGTAGTAAGCGCGGCGCCCGTCTGACAATTGCGCGGCGAGCGTCCCTGCGGGCAGTGAAAAACCCATGGCTTCTGCGCTGCGCATGACTTCCGCCTCGCCTGCCAACGCAATCTGTGTTTCCCGGTCCCTGGCACGATCCCACAGCGCCTGCTCGACGGCTGCGTCCAAACCAGTTCCGCCGCGCAGGCGCTCGTTCAGCAGCGCCTGCATGTTCGCCAAGAACCCCGACGTGTAAGCCGCGCTGCGCTCGTAACGCAGCGGCACGGGCTGCATGAGGTTCAGCTCGGGGATGTCGTCCAGTTTTTCGAGCCAGTCCTCGTGCAGGTTCACGCCGCCGAAGGCCGGCGTTGCGATGACGAGGAACTGCGGCGTTTGTGGCAGCGTTATTTGTGGGGCGTCTGGCACGGACACGTCGCGCACCTGTGGGACCACCGGTGTGGAGCCGAACGACAAAGTCGGCGCTGCACCAAAGCTCAAGGTCGGCGCAACTGCCGTGAAATCGTCAACGGTTATGTCGTCGATGCCCGCCACCGAGGTGGTGGCCGGCTCAGTAGGTGCGTTGAATGATATTCCCGGCAGGGTCGGGGCGTCCGGTACTGTGATTGGGGTTGGCGGCGCAGGGGCGTTCCAGGTCACGCTGAGAGTCGGCGGGGCGTAGATGGTCGAGTTCAGCGCTTGTACAAATCCCGTGAGCTGCTGCTTTGCAGTATCTGCCATCGTGACCGAGCGGTTGTAGGCGTCCATCACGAGTTCTGCGGGCCCCCCTACTGTGGTAGTTACCATATGTCATATCCTCCGGTTCTGTGATTCATTGGTTAGCGCCTCTATGCGGTCGATCCTGAACGCTTCACCGCCTGGGTTGCGGAACCCGAAACCAAGGTAGTTTTCGCGTATCCCGCGGCCTGTCGGGGCGCGGGACTGCCCTGCCGCGCGCACCGGAAATTCATAGCTCCACTGCGCGGCCCTGCCGAACACCGTGGCCTCGCCAACGCCCTCCCCCGACATGGAGAAATAGATGGCGCTGATGGCTTTCTTGAGGGTCGTGCTGCGTAATTTTGTGGCGGTGCGGATGTCGCTCACGATAGGCCGGTCGATGTCCAGGTCGCCGCCGAAAGCGAACAGCCCGGTGGCTGAGCCCGCATGCGTTGGCGTGATGGAGTGGAAGCCGAATCCCGTGTACTCGGTTACGGCGCCTGACAGGGTGTTGAGTACGATGGTGTTCATATAGTTGCCAGGAAAGTGGTTTTGAACTCGAACTTTTCTGCGCCGTCGGAGGGCTTTAGTAGTTCGTCTAGCTGTGTCACACCCCCGCTACTTACAAGCAGAATACGGGCACGGTCCTTGGGCTCTGCGAAGCCATCGTAGGAGTAGTGGATCTCCAGTGCGAGGCCGCCAGTGCGCGCGTCTTTTGCGGTGCCGACGGACACATCGAACCGCTCGGACATAGACGCATTGGCCTGGTAGATTTCCGCATGCGTGTTGGTCAGCACGTCGCTACGGTCGATGTGAAGCTCCCGCTCGATTTGGTGTGTCGTCAGCCCGGCGACCGGATGCTGGTAAGTCTCGGCTGGCACCGTCGTCCATACTGCCAACATATTTGAGCCGCTGTCGTCTAATGGGACTAATTCGCACACTTGTGTGTCCACCGAGCCGTATAGGACCCTCTCCTCGTAGGTGAACTTGGTGTATGGCGCACTTGGCCCATATACAACTGTTGCTTCAGGCCAGGCGCCGGCGGACGGCTTGGGTGCGCCGGACCCAAACCCAAACCTCATATCAGGGTAGGCCTTTGGCTCGTACTTGGTGGAGCCGCCGCTGCATGGCCCGCTCGCCAGCACTTCCTCATAAGCCAGCACTCCAGACTGGTAGACGCAAACCGATACGGTGGCGGTCCCTGAAAAAGTATTTGTGATGTCGTCGCCGGCGTCACAAAAATAGCTGCCTAGTGGGGAGGAATTCATGGTCGCGCCCGCTGCGTATGAGGACCTGCGCCAGGACCTCACACCGCCACCGACTGCGACTTCCTTGGAGAACACGGCGCAGTCGGTGTCTGCGTCATAGTGCAGGAGCACCAGCTTTGTGCGACTGACGGTACTGGTCACCGAGGCTTCGCCCTCAGCCGGCCACATGCTGGGGTAGTTAACTGACGTGTCCTCTGCAAAAACCTCAGATACGGAACTGACCCCAACAACTTGCCCTTCTGGCAGTGTCCAGGTTTCAGTTTCCTTCCATGTGACTGTCTTGCGCACAGATGGGGATGCGTCGGTGAAAGTTTTTGTCCCCTCGATACTTTCTTCCACTGATGTTGAGCGGTTGATTTGCCAGGGGCTACCGTCATGCTTGATGCCGTGCGCGGCGACGGACGTGCTTATAACCCCGCTGCCGACATACGACTCTGTGTAGGTCGCTTGCGCGCTAGAGGAGCTGGGGCCTATATCAAGCCCATTAATCAGGACAGGCTTGCCCCATACCCCGATGGTACAGCTGTCTACCCAGTAGATTGGGCAGAAGTCGATCGCGCCTTCCACATGCGGGGACAGGCTGGTTTGGTAAACCCTGCAGCTGACTGGTTCATGACCGGCGAGTTCGTGCTTGGTCCGCAGTTGCGATATCTCGGCCCCCGGGCTCCAGGGAGAATTACTCGGGAGGTCTATGACTACTGTGACTGACTCTAGGTCTGGCGGCGCCGAGAGGTCAGACATCTTCCACTGTTTCGGCGTGGAAGATGGCGTGATTAGTATGGTGCCTGCGTAAGACACCGTGCCGGAGGATGTATAAGTGATGCCCTCCGTCGCAGCGATCGCCCGCTCCTCAACGACCTCAAGCGCAGGCGACAGTGTGATGAGGTGGGCGGAGTCTCCTGCAGTCGCCAGGGCGAAGTTACCCGCCGCCGAGAGTACGTTGACCCTACCGCCATCCACCTGGACAGTGTCAACGGCGACATAGGCCCCCTCTGCATCCCTTTGCAGCAGCTCGATTGTGCCGTTACTGACGCTCAGGAAAGACACGGGGTTAGGCTCGTTTGCTGCAGCGGCGCCACGGCGGGCGGCGCGCACCGCCGCCGGGTAAATGTTCGACGGGCGAGCGGTGTCAGAGACTTCCCTATTCCTGAAGTACGTCAGCGCGCTGGCACCACTAGCATCATCGCCCTCAGAGAGGACGGTAGATAACCACCGGGTCCGGTCAGTACCGACCCACACGGATTGCCCACCAACGAGCGATGCCCTGCGCGTGATATTCCACTTCCCCTGGGCGTCTAGGGCGGCTAGGTAGTAGTGCGCAACCCCGCCCGTAGAGAGTTCAGGGATCGGTGCACCGTCCCACCCGACGAGGCGCATACCTATGCCCGCCGCACCCTGTTCGCCTTGTACGGAGACGAGGACGCTGGCGACACCGCCGATGATGTTGACCTTCGCCCACACCCCATCTGCGAGTGTGCGGGACCTCGAAAAGCTCGGGGCTACGGAGAGTCGGTGTTCTTCGCAGCAGGCGATGAAGAATGACTGAACCGCTGCAGACTGCGCGCCGGTCAGCGAGCCACCTTGCACCACCAATCGCACCGGGGTGCTCCCCGTGATAGGGTCCCCGCCGCGATTAAAAGGGGATGGGTTCCACGGCCTCATTGTGGCACCGCGATGTATTGCGGGACTCCGTTGACCTCGCGGAACGTGGCGCTCACCTCCTTGGCTGAAGTATGGTACGTTCCGGCCGTAATGGCGTACGTCTGACCGCCATTGAAACCTGCCACGATGGCGCCTCCGGCTATGCAGAGCATCGCTTCCCCACTTCCCGCTGCATCCCCGAGTTTGACCTTGTTGCCTGGCGCGCGCACGCCGGAGCCAAGCACGACGGGGCCGTGGTTTTTCGCCCCTAGCGTGAGCTGGTCGAATGTCTGCCCACCGAGAAAAAAGAGGTCTTGTGCAGTCCCGACATAGATGCCGTCCTGCACAGGCTGCACCATGGTGATGCTCGCACCGAACCGCTTGAAGTCCCGGCGCAGGTCAAATATGTGGTGGGAGTGAGGCGTTGACGCCCATAGGGTGTCTCCCTGGGCCACAAGTACACGACCGCGCCAGAACGCGCCGAGTATGCCTACTGGGGCAGCACTCAACCCCATCGTGCGGCACGGGAGGGTCAGCGTGTTGTTGCCCCCGGAGAACACAAGTGCGTCTGTCGCCGTGCTCCCGGCCAGGTAAGCGCCTTCGCCGCCATGGCCGCTCAGGTACACGTTGGTTTTGTGGCCGTCCAGTACCGGGAGGCCCATCAGGAACACCCCGCCGAGATCTACCTGCACTGGCGGCGCCATGGTGGGCGGCCCCTCCAGGCCGTCAGACAGCCGCACATGGGTCACGTAGTAGGTGTAGCTGCCCGGGTGCAGCCGCCCGGAGATGGGCGACACGGCCCCATACGCATGCGGCGCCGGGATGCTCCAGCCATGCCCGGCAAGTCCATCAGTGCTGCCGTTTATCAAGCCGTTGCTGAACAGCGTCGATCCGTCTGGGAGATCGGTGTACCAGACGCGATCCGTCCCGATGGACTGCGCCACTATGTTCCTGGCCCCACTGGGGTGGATGGCCGTCAGATCGCCATTGACCGTCGCCAGCATGAACCCGCGGGCCTGATGGAGATTCTTGTGGCACTGTTCAGACAGCCCTATGAAGCCGCCACGCCGAGCTATCTCCCCGCTCAGCCCGATGTCTACGTTCTCCGCCCGAACCAGCGCAGCTTCGCCCAGGCGCTCCTGCGTCTGGACGTTATTAATGCCGCTAAATTCATTGAATGTCAGCATATGTTGCCCCGGATCACGGTTGGTTTTCCGTGGCGCATGCCAGCAAGGCTAGAGAAGGCGTACATTCCCACGCGGCCGATGCGCGACGTGCCGTGCTGCGCGCCACCATGCCCAATGGCCGAAAGGCGGATGACAGGCAATACGATGGTGTGGGCGCCGCTGCGAGTCGCCAGATTCCCAACGGCGCTCAAGACTGCTGCGGCGCTGGCGGTTCCGTGGGATGTCCCGCGGACTCCAGAAGCCCGCACGATCGCCAGCGCATCGGCGTGTGCATGCTGCGTCGATGAGGCCCCAAGCGCGCGCACCACCGAAGCTGCGCTGACAGTTCCGTGTACGACAGTCGGAAGCGCTCCTGCCGCCTGCAGCGGCGTGAATCCTTTTGCGCCCGGCCTTCCATGCGCCGTACTGGGGGCGGAGCGTGCAGCAGAAACAGTCCGGGCCGCACTCGCGGCGGGCATGTAGAGCGCCATCGGGATGCCGTGCGTTGTGCGCGGGCCACTCTGTCGCGCTATTGCGATGTCCGGCCCCACGAGAGCCTCCATCACTGCCACTGCAGTGCCGTAGGCGGTCGCCTCGGGGACTGAGGCCGCGTACAGCTTCCGCGCGCCGCTGCTGGCGCCGGCCATGCCGTTTATTTCTGCGCCGTTGATGAGCGGGTAGGTCATGGGGTCGGTGTGCCCACGGACACAAAGACGCCTTTGGCGTAGAACCGCCCCATTACGTATACGGCATCGCCCGAGGAAACTACCTTGAACCGGATGCTCTGCAACCCTTTATTGGGTATAGACGTGAACCTGTGCCAATGGTTGTTGCCCAGTATGCCGGTGAGTGGCTGGTTCAGCACCAGGGACTCGCCACTGGTGGCGTCCTCTATGGTCACATATACCGGGGTCGATCCGAGTGAGACCGAGTCGGAGATAAACCCTACTTCGGTCGGGAAGAGCAGGATGGACCCGCCGAATTCCTGCACGACCCCTACTGCGAGGTTGGTCCGGGACCACCGACCACTCACGCCTGGCTCGCTCGCCTGGGTGAACTCAGTGTATTGCCCCGTCGTGTTCCAGGCGGGCTCAGTGGCGCCCGACTGGACCTGGCTTACCGCGGGGAAGTCGTCAATGGTCAGTACGTATTGGTTGCCGTCCGGGATGGTGGGTCCCATAGGGTATGACTCACCCACCAAGATCCCTGGTTCCCACGCCTCTAACCCACTGGCGACAAGCTCCAGCATCGCGGTCGTCGTCACAGCCTCGTAGGCGAGCACGTTCTTGCTCATGTCGCGCGGCTCCGGCGTGCGGAACCTTACGGCGGGGTACCCCCCGATGGCCACCAGCCCGCTACGATCAGACGATGCGTTGATGGCAACGCCAGACGCGCCGTGGACTGCAGACCCTGCGCCCAATGCGACTCTCCCGTCTGGCGGCGGCTTCTTCTGCTCGAAGGAGTCCAGCATGCCGGCGGTGATACGGGCCGAAACAACAGTTCCGACGCCCCATGACTGCTTTACTGTCCCCTCTTGGCCGCGCGTGACGAAGAGTGCGTTCCCCGCCTTCTCTGTCGCGTACACGATCTCATATACGCTCGGGTCGGTTGGGTCGCTGAGTGTGATCGCCTGTATCAATCCCGTAGCAGGGTCCACGTCCGCGAAAAGCGCGATATGCTCCGGCGAGAGCAGGAGTTGGCTGAACGACTGCGAAAAAGCGATCGGGTCCAGCAGCGTACCGACGGCGTTGTTCGAGAATGCTTGCATGACTTCGCCTCACAGCGAGAAAATGCGGTAGGGGCCGTTGCTCCACTGGATCTGCACATCGCCGCCGTTGGTCGCCAAGGGCAGCCCGGTCACGTCGTCTATGTAGTCGATCAGCACTGACGAGCCCGCGACTCCGGTGTCCTTGTAAAGAACAACTGCTTTCACTGTGTTTCCAGCCAATAGAGTCGGAAACGTCACATCATCCGCATCAAATGCGCCGTTGGCGACAGATTTATTGGTGAGTTCCTGAGCGGGTCCGACCAGTGCAGCGCCGAGATCGCTGAGGAACTCATGTGCTGCGCTGTATGTGTACGCATTGGTAACGACTACCGCCTTGATCGTGTCTGACGCGAAATTGATTGCGGCGGAAAGGATCTTTTCCTTGCCTTTGGGATAGAGGGCGTTGGCCATGGTGGTTCCTTGTGAGGGGTCTGCACCGAGGGCTTCATGCGTCCGCCAACGATCTTTGAAAGATAAACGGGAGTGTACCGCAAAGCCCCGGAGTTAAGGCTTTGCGGTACGGCAGGGGGTTGGATAGCGAGGGATGAATGCCCCGCGAATGGCTCCCACCCCCTGCTGGGGCAGCCGCCATTGTTCGGTTATTCGGGCGGCGTCACCGGCCAGGCGTCGCGGTGCTTTCGGACATCATTCGCGTGGCCCGTAGCCGTGCCTGCCAGCTCTTGATAGTCTCGGCTGCAGTCAGCGAATAGTCCACTGACGGTAGTGGCGTACTCAGCGACGGCGGCGGGGGGAGCTGCAGCGATGCGCCGGGCGGTGTCGCTGAGTTGCTCGCGCAGCCCGTCAGACTCACGAGCAGCAGCGGCCAGATGACGGCGAGAGATGGTTTCGCGTTCGGTAGCAGCATTGAGGGCTCCTTGGTATTTCGTGGTGATGGCATGCTGCTCGGCGCGCAGCGTAGACGTGGCCTTGATGACGGCGTTCGCATGTTCCAGCCGCAGTTCAGCCAGTTCGGCGGTGTAGCGGTTGTCCTGGAAGAACCAGGCGGCCAGCGCCGCGATGACGGCTGCGGCGAGGTGGGTGTAGATCATTGCAGTGCCATGCACTCGGCATGCCGTTTTTGTTGCCGAGTCCACACCCCGGAGCAGATCTTGTTGCCTGGGGTCGAGCAGTCGTATCCGCCAGAGAACTTGTAGAGCAGCAGCGAGTGGCAGGCGGACACGTAGTCGCTGGCCAGGATGTTCCTGCGCATACTGGACTTCGCCCACGCCCCCGTGCCGTACTGGTAGACCCAGTTCATGTAGATGTCGTACTCGCCCGGATGCAGGTACGCGCCCTCCAGCGACTGCTGGAAGACCTTCTCCTCGCGCGCTACATGGGCCTGGGCCTTGACCAGCGCACGCACGGGGGTGGTGGTGTCACCCATCTTCACTGGGCGGCCGTCCTCATGGAAGGTGGAGCCGAAGCCGACCGTGGGCCGGTCGTTGCGTGTCGGGATCATGGCCTTCTCGACGTAGCTCTCGTCGACCACGATACCTACGAACGCCGCCGCCGACAGGCTCAGCGCAGCGACAGCGATGCGTGCGCCGCGCGTCATTCGTACATCCCCATCTTGACGGCGTGCTCCTCGCGCTCGCGCTGTGCACGCTCTTCGATCAGCTTGCGCTCTTCGATGTAGAGGCGGCGCCGATGCAGAGCTTGATAGGCCTGCAGGCACAGACCCAGCAGGCCGATGATCATGCCGAAAACCATGGCGAACTCATTGAGCGTGAGGCCGCCGATGAAGGCGGTGCTGCCCCCGCCGACGGACATGCTGGTGGCGATTTTGGCCAGGGCGGTGTCGCTGGCGGCTTGGGCGGCCTGGTTTGAAATTTCACTCATGGCTCTGTCCTATGCAATGGTTGTCCTGCGCACCTCTGCCGCCACAGCCAGCGTGCGGGCTTCTGCCGCCACAGCCAGCGTGCGGGCTTCTGCCGCCACAGCCAGCGTGCGGGCCGGCGAGGTCAGTGGGGCGCTTTCTCGCGCCGTGAATGTGTCCGCGCCGATTTCCTGAGTGGCCAGTAGGCCAGCGGCATAGATCTGGCCGGCGATGGCTGCCGTGTCCTGCCCGGCTTCAACAGCTGCCAGCAAGGCGCTGACCAGTGCTGCGCCAGTGGCTGATGCCGTGTCGCCGCCTGCCTCCTGTGCGGTCATGGCCCCGCTGGATGTTGGCAGCGAGCCCGCGGCATAGAGCGTGTCCGCCCCGGATTCGATGGCGGCCATGGCGCCCGAAACCAGCGCGGTGACAAAAGCCGCCGCCGCATCCGAACCTGTTTCTGTAGCGGCCAGGGCGCCCTGCGCTCTTGCAATGTCGCCGCCCGTGGCTGAGAAGCTGTCTGGCCCCGACTCCGTGGCGGTCAATGCGCCTTGGACAGCGGCAACGCCTGCCAGGGCGGCAATGTCCGGTCCGGCTTCCGTGGCGGACATGCTGCCCTGCGCCAGCGTCGCTCCAGCGAGCGCTGCAATGTCCGGACCGGACTCCGCGGCGGCCACACTACCCTGCGCCAGCACTGCGCCAGACAACGCTGCGGCATCTTGGCCCGATTCCGTGGCGGCCAAGGTGCCCGATAGTGCGGCCGTCGTGCTGGTGGATGCGGTAAAGGTGTCCGCACCAGACTCCACGGCCGCCAGCGCGCCAGCCGCCAAGGCCGATCCTGTCGCGGTCGCCGTATCGCTGCCGGATTCGGTTGCCGTCAGCACCCCACTCGCTGTTGCCGATGCCGTGGCGGCGAATGCATCGCTGCCTGCTTCGGAAACCGCCATAGCGCCCTGAATGGTAGATGCGCCGCCCGCCATCGCTGCGGTATCGCTGCCAACTTCTGCCGCCGCCAGCGCGCCCTGCACCAGCGCACCGCCTGTTGCAGCAAAGGTATCGCCCCCGGCTTCCGTAGCGGCCAGCGTGTTCGACGTGGCTGCACCCATGGTCACTGCGGCAGGCGTGCCAATGGCAACCCCATCCACATAGAGCTGGTAAGCGAAGGATGCCGGCAGTGCCCCTGTGTAGTCGAAAGACCCGTCCTCGTCCATCACCAACGTGCCCGATGCCGGCGGCGTCGTCACGTAGGCGCGAAACTCCTTACCCTCGTCGCCCGTTTCTACATCGTTGTAAAGAACCCCAGGCCCGTGCGTGCCGGTGCCGGTGGTCAGAAGAATGGTCGATCCCAGCACCCCGAGGCCACGGTGGCCGCAGACGGTAGCGCCTGCGATCAGGCTGGTGGTATCGACGCGGGTGCTCATGCTGCGGTCGCTTTCTGCAGCCCTTCGGCGCCCGATGCCAGCACGATCACGCAGCGGTATTCAGTGGCGGCCACCAAGGCGGCGTCCGTCACGGCCATGACCCCGGATGCATCGGATGTCTGCGCGGTTTTCGTCACCACCTTGTTGCCTGTGGCCACGGCATAGACATGCACTGTGGCGCCCACCTCATTGGCCAGCAGCGTGCCCACGGTCAGGCCGGTAACCACATCCACATCGGCCGATGTGGTGATGCTGGCCTTGGCCGCCGTGCCGGCCGCCGAGGCGGTGGTGTTCAGGATGCCTGCCGTGGCGCCGTTGGCGTCCGAGAGCGTCAGCACGGAGCCAGACACCGTGCCAGCCGTGGCCGCCAGGGGGGAATGTGGCCAGCAGTGCATCGGCTGCAGTGAACAGCTTGAGCTTGCCAGAGGCGCCAATAGTGGTCACCACGGCGTTCATGCGGGCGGTCTTGGTGGCGGCAGAGTAAATGACGGACATGGTGCTTCCTTCAGCGTTCGGTCATGGAGAAATAAATGGTGCGGTCGTCGGTGCGCCCGCCTGCCGTGGTGATGCGGCAGGTCACGAACTCGTCGGCGTCCACCACGCCGCCGGAGACAAACGCCGTGGCGGTGGTGCTTGTGTTAGAGGATGAAACCACGGTGACACCCGCGCTCGGAACCCAATCGACGGACACGATCACGTCCGCCACCGGGGCGAGCCAGTCCGTCCAATCGACCGTGTAGTCGAGGACTGCGTTGGGGTCTTTTTTGATGGCCATCACAGGCCTCCGTATTGGGTAGAGCCGACCTGGCGCCTTGCCCGGGTCTGCTCAGCGTCGGCGCGCTCGCAGTAGGCTAAGAACTTCGCCTCGTAGTCCTCGGCCTTGCGGCGGTCGAAGGTGTCGGCGTCATGGACGTTGTATGCAAGGTGCTTGACCCAGTACAGCAACGCCATGTGGTGCTGATCTTCAATCTCGAAAGAGTCCCCCTCGCCCACCGGCTTTGGCAGGCGGAACACGTCCAGCGCGACCTCGGCTGCCTCGTTCGGCAGGGGCCAGGCGCGGAGCATGCCCTTCTCGATACCGGTCACCAGAGCCTTCAGGGGTCCGGGGCGACCGTCAAAACGAATACCGCCCTGCTCGGTGCGCTCCTGGTTGACGATGTCAACCGGGCGCCCCGTACTGGCGAGGTAGGCCTTGCGCAACTTCAGGATGCGCTTGTTGAGCGGATACCATTCGGAGCCGGGCACGACGCTCAGTTTGAAGCTGCGCCCGTCCTCGATGCCTTCTGTGAGGCGGCAGAACTCCACCTGTGCTGCGTTGATGTAGGCGTAGACCGTCTCATCCGCAAACAGGTACGGCTGCTCCTGGTCGCGCATCTCTGCGCGGAACAGGCCGAGGAGTTCTGTCGTGTCCATGACGCTCAGTCGTCCTTGCCGACCTTGAACTCAGCCCACAGGATGTCGCGCTCCTTGGCGCCGAGCTTCCAGCCCAGGATCGACTCGAGGGCGCCGCCGTGCGGGGCACCGCCGGCAGTGAAGTCTTCGCGGGAGTTGCGCAGGGCCAGCATCTCAAACGCGGCGAAGACGTCGTCCTTGCGCTTGTTCGGGTCTTGGGGTTCGTTGGTCTTGACGGCGCTGGGCGCGTCTTCGATCTCGTCGTCGGGCACGGCGCCGAAGGCCTGCACCTCGGCGTACAGCTCGGGTGGGACGTGCGTGGGCACGCCCTTCTTGAATTCGACGGACAGGCCCAGCACGGAGGCGTGGACACGGTCGCGGTTGAGGGTGAACTTCATAACGATCTCCAGGTGATGGAAGAACGGGGCGCTAAGGCCCCGTCTTCATGGTCCCGATCAGTTCGGGTTGACTTCGGTGATACGGCCGTCGGTCGTGTAGTTCACGCGGAGACGGAACTTGCCGGCCGTGGCGTTGGCCACCGTCGAGGCGATGGTCACGCGCACGTTCTTACCGTCCACAGCCGCCAGGCCCAAACCGGTCAGGGCGACCCGGGTACCGGCTGCGGACAGCAAGGTCGTTGCGGCCAAGAGGGCAGCGGCGGAGGCCGAGGTGCCGACAGCGGCGGTGTAGGCCGTAGGGCCCACGCCCGCTTCTTCGACGATCAGTTCGCCGCCGACCACCACCGCACCCTGGGGCAGGTTGATGACCTCGAAGACACCGGCGTCGGTGTAGACGGAGCCGAAGGTCTTGAGGGCCCCGGCGGTGTCTTTCATGGTGTCGTTGAAGCTGAACACGAATTCAGCCGACATGACGGGCTGTGCGCCACGGGTTGCTTGTTTCAGAGCCATGGTGATGCCCTCCTTACTGAGCCACGTAGCACGAGATCACGCCGAAGTCTTCGACGGAACCGTTCTCGTAGATGTTGCCGAACTTGGGCTTCAGGAAGCCGAGGATCTTGCCCACCGAGATACCTTGCGAGTTCTCGTAGTCGAAGCCCTTCTCGTTCCACTCGGGTGCGCCGATGTCGGCCATGCCCAGGGCTTGTGCGCCGCAGAACAGGACCTGGCAGCCGTCGACCGTGCCCACCGCGCCGTACTTCGAGCCGCTGGCCGCACCGGTGGTGTTGGGCACATGGCGGAACTCGTGCAGGTAGATGCCGTCGATCTTCACGGTCGCGCCGGTGAAGAGCGGGTTGGCCTTGTCACGCTCTTGCGCGTGGCGCAGGTTGAGCATGTAGTTCTGGTCCATCTTCAGCTTGGCCATGGCCTGGGGCGTCAGGAAGGCGTGGAAGGTTTCCTCGCCGCCGTCTTCCTTCACGCCACGGATGTAGCGGTCCTTGGCGTAGGCCTTGAGCTGCACGAACATTTCCCACATCGGGGTGTCGGTGGCGGCCACACCGGAGCTGGCAGCTGCGGACACCAGGGTCTTGGTGGCCGAGGTGCCGTCCCAGCGCAGGCGGCGGGCAGCGGTCGGAGCAGCCACGTCGGCAGCGAACTCCAGGAACTGGAGGTCGGAGCCGATGCGGTTGGCGCCGTTGGGCTTCTTGGCGTAGCTGATGCCGGCCATGGTCTGGAATGCCAGCTGGTCCATGCGGTCGGCGAGCCAGTAGCTCAGCACGTCGCGGCTGTTGCCGCGGAACTCGACGATGGACTTCTGGTCGGCCATGCGGCCTTCGTGGCGGTTGGCGTGGCGCAGCTGGTCGATGCGGATGACCTGGTCAAAGGTCTGCATCGCCTCTTCGTTGCCTTCCAGCGTGCGGTCGCCGGCAACGCCGTCGCCGGTCAGGTCGGCCAGCAGCGTGATGACTGCGCGGGCGCCCTTTTCCGACTTCTTCAGCTCGGTGATGTGCTGAATCAGGCTGTTGGGGCCCTTGCCCAGGAAGCGGTTGATGAAGGAGTGGTTACGGGCCTGTTTCCACAGGTCCATAGACCAGACGGTCTTCTGTTCGGACGTCAACAGTCCAAAGTTGGTGAGTGCCATGGTGGCGCCCTTTCATTGGTAGACAAACGATCGGCCTGGAGGGCCTGCCTTTTGCCGATGTGTCGTCTCGACCAACGAAAGTGGAAAGATGCTGTCGGGATCTTTGCCTTTAACCGATGAGCCGCATTCTAATCCAAAAAAGATAAACGACAAGCGGCGCCGAAGCGCCGCCGTGATTTATTTGCGTGGGGTCACAGTTCGTCGCCGCGCATCCGTGCCAGCACGTCGTCTGGCAGCTTGCGGAAGTCGTCCTGGCTCAGCTTCATGACGTCCTTGGCGGTCAGGGAGCCGCCGGCCTTGTCGCTATCCATGCCCACCTTGGTCGTGCTGGGCGGTGTCTTGCCTACGGCGTCCAGGGTCTTCTTCACGGCGTCCTTCTTGCGCTCGGCGGCCACGTCCTTGTCGGCCACGCGCGGCGTGGTGTCGATGGCAGCTTCCTGCTTCTTGGTCGAGGTGCCCAGCAGCTTGTCTACGGCCTTCTGCATGGCGGCGGTGGGGGTCAAGCCCTTGCGCTCGTAGGCGCCCTTGAGGTCGATCACGTCCTCCATCAAGCCTTCGTCGTAGTCGGCGTGGTCTTCGTTCAGGCTGGGGTAGGCAGCCTCGATGCGCTCCAGGGCCACGTTGTAGCGGGCGCGTTCGGTGGCGCGGGCTTCGGCCGCCGCGATCTTCATGTCGTTCTTGGCGTCGCCGATGCTGCGCTCGGCCTGACGGATCTTGGACATCAGGGCCGCAGCCTTGTCCAGCTCGCCTTCGCCCAGCAGGGCGTTGTACTGCTTCTCCATGGCCAGGATCGATTCCTCGGCCTGGGTGATGTCCTGGTTCAGGGAGGCCACTTCGGTGCCGCGCTGGAACTGCGACAGCTGGCGCTCCAGGTCGGCGCGCTTGGCGCGCTCCTTCTCCAGCAAGTCCTTGTGGCGGGACAGCGGGATGCGCTGCTCGCGCTGCTTTTTCTCGGCCTTGGTCTCTTCCTCGGCCTCCGGGTCGGCGTCTGGGTCTTCGGGGTCGATGTCGTCGTCCGAGTCCGCGGCGCTGGGGGTGGGCTTTGCGGCCGGCGCGGGCTCGTCTTCCGTGGAGACGAAGTCGTCGCCCCGGTCAGTCACGCCGGAGCCGCCGGTGTCGGAGCCATCATCGCCCGCCGGGGCCATGTAGCGCGAGAGGAGTTTCTGCAAGAGCGGGTTCATCGGAGTCCTTTGGTTGGTTGGGTGGTCTGGGGTTTCTGTGCGGCCATGGCGGCCTCGCGGGATGCTTCTGCGCGCTTGTCCAGGCGCTCCTGGGCCTGCTGTTGGGCCTGGAGGGACAGCTTGTCGTTGTGCTGCTGGCGCTGCAGGCCGAGCTTCTGGTAGTCCAGCACGCGGCGGTGCTCGAACTCGCGCTCGGCCAGGTCGGCCTCGTGCTGGGCCTTGGCCGCCTCCAGCTCAGGATTGCCGGCGTCTGGGGCATCCGGCGGCGTGTTGGCCAGGACCTGGGCTTTGACGATCGTCTCCTGGGTCTTGGCGCCCTTGAGCTGGGCATCGGCGTGCTTCTGGGCGGCTTCGCCTTCGGCCTTGCCGACTTCGGCTTCCTGGGCGCGGCGCTGCAGCTCGGCTGCGGCCTGGGCTTCGGGGCTCTCCTGGTCGCCCTGCATCTGCTTGATGATGTCTTTCTTGTTCATCAGGCGGCTGGAGTCGATCAGCACGCTGTCGGGGATCATCACGCCCATCTCGCGCAGGGCCATGGCCTGCTCGAACTGGCTGTCTTCCAGAGTCTCGCGGCGCGGCACGGAGCTGACCACGACGTCGTATTCGCCCAGGGTCAAGTCGTTGACGATCTGGCCTTCAGGGGAGACCTCGTTCACGGCGAAGGTCTCGGTCTCGCCCGTGGCCTCGTCGTGGGTGATCGTCATGATGCGCTCTTCGGTATAGAACTGCTGCACCAGATCGAGGATGTTGCGTGCCAGGATGTGGTCGGTGCGCGACAGGCTGTCCATCGGCTTGGCCAGGTTCGTTGCGCCGGCTTGGCGCTTGGCCTGGATGGCCTTGGCGGCCACGTCCTCGCGGTCGAAGCCCTGGGCAGAGTCCGATACGCCGGAGATCGTCTTGATGTGCTCTTCGGCCTTGTAGGTGATGCGGTCCAGGCCGGTGGGCACCTGGTTGGGCTGGATCTTCTCGATGTCGTTGACGTCGTTGACCTCGACCACCAGCCCGGTCTGGGCGCCCTTCTCCTCCAGCTCTTCCACGGTCATGTTCGTGAGCGAGCCGGTCTTGACCTTCCAGCCGCTGTTGGCCGTGGTGTTGATGACGTGCAGCTCCTGACTGGAGACCTTGTTCAGCAGCTCCTGGGGGCCCAGCAGGTTCTCGACCAAGCCGATCGTTGTACCGCGGCGGAAGTAGGGGAAGAACGGCACCACCGTGAAGTGCTTGTAGGGGCTCCAGTCGTCGTGCAGGCGCACGTTGTCGGCAATGACCGTCCAACGGATGCGGCGCACGAGCTTGGTCGTGACCTGCAGCCCGTACTGGCTCGTCATCAGGGCGATCTTGTTGCGGTCGAAGTCGTCTGGGATGGGGCGCATGTCGCCCGTGGCGGGGTCGACGAAGTGCTTCTGGCGGTCCAGCAGGCGGTACTGGCGCTCGATCAGGCGGATGTTGCGCATCACCGAGCTGTTGTCGTAGTCGCCCGTGTACATCGGGTTGAACCGGTCGCCGAACCGGTCGCGGAAGGCCTGGATGCTGTCGTAGCCGTAGGGAAAGAAGCTCTGCTCGCGGTTGCGCAGGTATTCGGCGTCATCCTTGTTGTAGAGCACCGCGATGTCGTCGGCGGTGACCCACTTGGTCGTGAACACCTCGCTCCAGCTGTCCGGGTCGTACTCTTCGCCGTCCGGGTCGATGATGACGTTCTTGGGGTTCAGGTTGTCGACGACCACCTCACCCTGCATGCTGTCGCCGTAGCCGATGCGCACGTCCAGGAAGCCCCGGGAGGTGATGGCGCCGTCGGCGAACATGTCACTGCGTTTCCAGTCGAGCTGGTTGTTGTCGCTGATCTGCTTGAAGACCTTGGTGAGGATGTCGGCGACCTCGCTGGGGGCCCCGGAGCGCGGCCGAAAGCTCGTTTCGGCCCGGTTGAAGATCTGCTCGCCCAGCACGTTGCTGATCGTGGAGAGGATCTTGTTGATCGTCAGTGCCGGGCGGCGCACGGCCTCCAGGCGGGCCTTGTCGGCGCGGTCCCACTGGTCGCCCCGGAAGAAGGCATCGCACTTTTCGGCCTTCTGGACGAACTGGGCGTGGCCGTTGTCCCTGCACCAACAAAACCGCGTCCATTGCTTCGTAGCCAGTTGCGTGTCAATCGGCATGGCGAGCCTCCTCGAACTTGTTGCGCTTCTGGGCGGCGATCTCCTCTTTGAGGCGGGAGCGGCGCTCCCGGTCGTAGGCGGCCTTCTTTTCTTTAGGTGTCATGGTGGCGGACCCGCTCGCGCGAGTGGTCCGCCGTGCCGATCAGGCCGGTTTCGTGTGTTTGTGGGGAGGGCGCGCTCATTTCAGGTATCTCAGCTTGTACAAGGTCTGCGCCGTCAAGGCCTGCAGCTCGTCCAGGATGTTGGCCAGGGCCTGGTTCTTGCCGTCCTCGGCCAACTCGGCCGCGATCTTGTCGAGGTATGCAGTCAGGCTGGAGATCAGGTTGCCCGAGGGCAGGCTGGTGGCAGGGAACGACTTGATCCGGCTCTCGGTGCCCATGTAGACCTCGGCGTACTGGTCAATCAGCGGCAGGAGGGCGCTGTAGAAGTCGCCGAGGGCGACGTGCTGAGCGTAGGATTCGGTCGAGAGGTGGGCCAGGTGGGCTGCGGTGCGCAGCGCCATGCTGTCGGCGACGAACTGGGGGCAGCTCATAGGTTCACGCCGACATGTGACTGACCACCCCGCCGGCCACGCTGAGTTTCTTGCGCCATGATTCTGGTTCCTTCGTCTTCGGCCTGCGTGGAGGCTCCTTGTTGACCGCCATCGTCGCCATCCAAGCCAGCGCGTCGACCTGATCGTCGTGCACACCGGCCGGGAAGCGCAGCATCTCTGCCCGTGCGCCTTCATACCATTCGGCGCTGTCGGAAAAACTCACCATCCCTTGCTGCATGCGCCCTTGGAGCGGTCGCGCCCGGGCCATCTTATCGGTGATGGGTTTCAGCAGCACGGACGAGGGGTAGAACCTGCGCTCCCGCATGCGCTTTTTGAGGAGCGTCTCGATGGCGCGGAAAATCTGCCCGTCCTCGAACCCAAGCTGTAGGTGCGGACTATACCATTTCTGACAAAGATTCAAGATCGACTCGACGATGAACATGCCGTCACCGCTCTTGAACCGCACCATGTCCACCACATGGAGGACGTCGTCATAGTCCTGCAGCCCGACGACCCCGACGGTGTAGTCGTTCTGCTTCTTTTCGCTGATGGCGAAGTCGAATGCGACGAAGATATTCGAGTTGCGCAGCTGCGGCGGCTGCCCACGGCGGAAGTTCTCCTTCGTGAAGTACGCCCCGTCGTCTGGCACCGGGTTCTGCTGGTACAGAGCCGCCCAGAACCGCGCGGGGATGGTCTTCTTGATGCGGTTGAGCTTGACCAGGTCGTAGCGCTCGGGGTGCAGGGGCTCGCCCTTGGCGCGCAGCGGGCGAAACTTCTCCCCGGACTCCGTCGAGGCGTAGACTCCGTCCGCGCCCGGGACCAGGCTGGGTACGTCGTACTCGATCAGGTCGGTGGAGAGGCTGAGGTACTCATCGGCCTCGGCCACCGCCGGATACTTGACCAGCTCGAACTGATCGGCCTCGTCGTCCGTGGCCATGGCCGTCTGCAGGCGCCCGGCCAAGTCGTCGTCGTGCCACCAAGTGTTGTGGCTCACCAGGCCGTTGGCGATGAAGTTCTCGGTCCGGTCGATCTGGACGTCGAACACCTCCTCCTCACCGGCCAGCTCCACGCTGCGGACGCCGTCCAGCATGAAGTCGGAGGTACTCGGCCAGTGCGAGGGCGACGCGCTCGGTACCGGCGTGCCCTGCGGCGGCGTTGCAGTCGTTGCACAGCAGCCCACGGACTTTACCGGTGTCGTGGTCGTGGTCGACACAGAGTTTCCCGCGCCAGTGCCCGGGCGTCCGGTCGTCTTCGAGGTCGCCGCAGACAGCGCATCTGCCGCCCTGCGCAGCCAGGAGTTCAGCATGCGCTTCAGGCGTGAGGCCGTACCGGTGCTTGAGGTGCCGCTCTCGCTGGGACACTGGGTTGACGGACGGCGGGCGGTGCCCATCAGCCCATTTTTTCTTCCCGTAGTGGGAAGCGCAGAGGCCGCGGCATTTGGCGGGGAGTTCGCACCCGTCTGCAGCGCAGGTCTTGCCAGTCCACTTCCCCCGCTGTCCAGACAGGCCACGATTGTGTGGTCCGTAGTCAGGTGCTTCGTCCTTACCCATTTGAGCCCTCCGTCGGTGGAAACGAGGAACGGGTGCCGGCCGTTCGCCCGCACCATCTTACCGGAGTTCATCGTGATTTTGTAGACTAAATCACGACCATTGCTCTTCCAGGCCGCGACTGTGGAGACACCGAGGCGCCCGTCGTCATAGGTCGCAACTTCGTCCCCCGCACGCAGCGCATCGAGGCGTTTTTCGGTGCCATCGGGCAGCCTCACGGGTGTGTCGCCCGTCATGCACTGGATCACCAGCACACCGCCGCCGGGGGCCAGCCGGGTGTAGGCCGTGGAGCCGTACCAATCCCACAACTTCTCGCGCACGTCGGCGCTGTCGGCCTCCTCGGCGTTCTTGATAGGGTCGTCGATGACCAGGACGTGTGCGCCCTTGCCGGTGATACCGCCGCCCACGCCGGCTGCGACGTAGCCGCCGCGCCCGTTGGCCAGGCCCCACTCCTCGTTGGAGCGGAATTCAGGGTTCAGCCGGGCCTCGAACACGCTCTGGTAGGACGGGTCGTCCATGGCTTCCTTGACCTTGCGGCTGAAGGACATGGCGAGCGACACGTTGTATGCGCAGGCGATCACCTCGTGGTCCATGTGCCGGCCCAGGTGCCAGGCGGGGAACATCCGGGAGGCCAGCTCGCTCTTGCCGTGCCGCGGCGGCATCAGGATCATCAGCCGGGGGCTCAGGCCCTTGGCCACGTCGTCGCTGAACTTCTCCAGGCGTCGACAGATGTCCTTGTGGACCCAGCCAGCATCGTAGCGCGGGTTCAGGCGCTGCACGAACGGCAGCAGCCGGCGCTTGGCCAGCACCCGGGCGGCGATCTCGACCTGCGCCGCCTGGTGGGCGGTGAGGGCTGGGGCTGGGCTAGAGGTAGGCGCGGCCGGCGGTGATACAGGCGTGGGCGAAGGCAGCGCGGTGGCACTCGAGCGCGGAGCAGCTTTGCGCTTCGTGGCGGTCGAAGGTTTCGCGGAACGCGTCTTTGAAGGCTTGGCTGTAGGGGGCGGTGAGGACGTTGTTGCGGCTCGTTTTGGCCGGTTCGCCGACGAGGCGCGCGGCGAGGTCTTCGTAGTCAAGGCCATCTGATCCTCGAATCATGTGATCCTTTCCAGCGTGGCGCCTTCGTGCAGGGTGGTTTAGGGGCTTGCGGGCTCTTCGGCGGCCACACGAACGTCCAGCAGGCGTTTGGCGTCGGCCAGCTCGTCGCCGCTCAGGTCGGGCGGCACCATGCCGACGTGGGTCAGGTCCTCGGTGTGGGTGCCGTAGTCCCGGGTCACGTTGGCGTTGTTCACGGCGCAGACGCGGTCCATGAGCTGCCGGGTGCGCTGGGCCTGGGCCACGGCGCCGGGGCGGTTGGCCTCGGAGACAGCCTCGGTGGCCAGGAACGGGTCTACAAGGGCCGACAGGCCCGGGGAGTAGGGTGTGGCAGGGGCTGGGCGCTGGATGCGCTGCCAACGGGCCCAGATACGGCCAAACAGGCCTTGGTGGGGCTCAGGGTTCTTGGGGGTCATACCCGAGGGCTGATTGGGGGTCATTCATGGCTCCTTGCTCGATGATCTTCAGCAATTCGTCGTCAGACAAACGACTCATGCGGTCAATGCTGACCTGGCCGTTCACGGTCACGTTCACCTGGGTCTTGACCGGCTCGTAGTAGCCGCACATCTTGCCCACCTCGCGCGCAGCGGACACCATCGACGCCGGTTCGGACATGAGCTTGGCCATGTCGTAGGCGTCGACCAGCATGTCCATCACGCGCTTGCGGGTCATCTGGCTCGCCTCCTCGTAGAGGCGCTTTTCTTCGTTGTACAGGGCCAGGATGTTGGGCATCTTGGCCATACGGTAGCCGTAGGAGGGCTGGTCGTTGTACCCAGCGCGGGCCATTGCGTTCGGGATGCTGTCGCCCGCGGCCCAGTGCTTGACGAACTCACGTTGCTGGGTGGTGAGGGGCTTGTCTGCCGGGACCAGGGCGGCGGCGGCCATGGTCGTGGTCTCTGGGTACTTGGCCCGCACGGCGACCTTGCGCCCGGTATCTTGGTCCTTGGCGCGGGGGCGCGTGGCTTTCACGGGCTTGGTCTTTGGTGCGGTGGCTTTTGGCATCGTCGTCGATTGTAGATGAAAGATTACGTGCTATAGAAACGATAGCAAGAATCTGGGTGCGGGGTTTTTTTGGAAAATTTTTGTTGCGGGCGGCTGCGTGAGGCTCTCCCCTACCCCGCGCCGATCCGCTACCCCACTTCGGATTCGGCTTCCAGCTCCGGGATAGGGGACCCTAAGCCCGAATACCACGACCAGCAAGCTGGTCGTCTGTGTGCGTTGTTTGAGCGATCTTGCTCTTTCATCTTCATTGGAGTTCCACCATGTCCGCTTCCACCACCTTCGGCCGTTCCATTGGCGCAGCTATCGGCAAGAGCGCCGCTTACACGGCACATGCCGCCATCCGCACCGCGCAGGGCACAGGCCGCTTCGGCCAGGACGTCCTCGCCGGTACCACCGAGGGCTACACCTCGAAGGCCAGCGAACTGGCCGAGCGTCGGCTGGCCCTGGCTGCGCAGCGCCAAGCGCCCGTGGCGATCACCGTCACCAAGTCCAAGCGCCGCGTCACTGCGTAACGCAGTGTTGAGCCCCTCGGGGCTCAACACAAACCCCGAAGAGCATGGGCCCATGGGGCTCACCGAAATCGTTTATCTAGGAGAGATTCATGGCCAAGTCCAAAGCACTCATCGCCGCCGAGGCACAGATCGCCGCGCTCAATGCACGGCTGGACACCGCACGCACTGTGTATGTCAACCAGAAGGCGCGCATCGCCGAGCTCGAGGCCGCGCTCAACACGCGCGGGGCCAAGCCTGCCGCGACACCCACCGTGTCGCGCTACACCGACCGCGCAGGGCGCGTGTGGGAGAAGACGCGCGTGGGCAGCCACGCAACGTCGCGCCTCGTTGAGGCCGCGCACTGAAAACGCACGCGGGGCTTAGGCCTCGCGCTATTGATTTAGTAGCTGCGCACTTCGTGCGCGGCGCAAACCCGCATGGGGCTTAGCTCTCATGCTACTTAAATAGGAGCATCCAATGATCGATGCAGTGATTTTGTTCGGAGCGATGAATGTGCTGTTCGAGTTCATTCTGTTGTCGATGGTCCCGCCGAAACATCGGCTTCGGTTGCTCGGCAATCGTAATAGTCAGGCACTATTGCACTTCGCTACCCTATTAATAAACCTCATGATTCACTGGGGGACGTTGATTGGAACGATGAGCGGAATCTTCTCGTTCATCTGCTCGATCGGCACTGTCGCGGTCGCGCGATTGGTGTTTGGCTACATCGAGCACGGTCGTTACTACAAGGTCGGACTCGTGAAGTACCACAAGGAGGAATTGGTATGAACGACTTCGCACCCATCACGCCCGAGTCAGTCGCGGCGATCCGCGCATTCCTCGAAGCAGCGGAAAAGATCGATGCGCTCGCAGTGCATCTGCCGGCGCATCGAGTTGATCAGATCAGAGCGATCAGACACGCGCTGTTTGACGCAGTGTTCGGAGTCGAGCAATGACACCACGCACCCGCTCCTATCCGTACCCAGTGCAAAGCCCAAGCGCGCACTGGTTCGTCACCGCACTGCGCCGCATCTGGCGCTGGTGTTGAAGACAACGAGCAGCAAGCTGCTCGTCTGTTTGCGTTGTTTGGGCGATGTTGCCCTTTGGAGGATCTATGAACAACGAATGCCGCGCATGCGGCGCTTGGAGCCTGCGCGCGTACTGCCAACCGTGTGTCGATGAAGACACCGCGCAGACGGACGCATGGGAGCGTCGCTACGTCGAACGCTGCGACCGCGAGTTCGACGACGGCGCTTACGAGCGCAGTCAGCAGCGCAAAGAACAGCGCTACTTGGAGAACGACGCTAACTGGCCCTAGTGCTCAGCGATCTGGACATGTCCAGATCAGTGCGCACTCGCACTGCAACAACAGGAAACAAACCATGGCCACCATCAAAGTCACCATCCGCCAGAAACGCATCGTCTATGACGACAGCATCTCGCTCACCTCGTTCGATGGCGAGACACGCGACCTCGTCGATGACGAGTCCGACCCCCTGATGGCCACCCAAATTCCCCCGTCT